AACGGTGGCATCTTGCTTGACACCTCCAGTTATATATGATGTGATCTCTGTTTCTTGTGGAGCAACTTGTACGTTTCCACCTGAGATCCACTTCTCTGTCCAAGGGAGTGGATTTGACTGTGAAACCGTGTATGGACAGTGGTACCCTAATGTACGCATACGACGACAACCAATCCACTCGACGTAATCGGCTAATAATTTCTCATTCAAACCAATCATCGAGCCATCTTTAAACAAATATTTAGACCATTCTTTTTCTTGTTCTATTGCAGATACAAACATATCGTTGATTTCTTTTTCTGTCTCTTGACGAATACGTTCTATATCTTTGTCATCTTTAATAAGATGTTTAATAATAGTAGTGCTTGCTGCTAAGTGTACGTTCTCGTCGCGTGCGATAAACTTAATGATCTTAGCATTGCCTTCCATCTTTTTAAGTTCAGCAAATGCCCATGAACACGCGAAAGAAACATAGAAGCGAATACCTTCGAGTATGTATACACTCAATAAACAAAGGAATAACTTTTTCTTTAATTCATAAAGATCTACGTTAATAGTTTCACCATTAACTGTATGACTTCCAGGACCAAGAAGCTCGTAATAACGACTGTAACTAATAAAGTCATCATAATAAACAGAGATATCATGGGCGCAGTCAAGAATTGGTTGTATAGTTTTGATCTCGTCAAACACTTTAGAAGGGTTAGCATAGATGTTCCTAATGATATGAGTATATGAACGTGAATGAATAGTCTCAAAGAATGCCCACGTTTCAACCATTACTTCTAGTTCTGGAACTGATGCTATCGGTAAGAATGCCAGATTGGGAGATCTACCTTGTACTGAATCCAATAAGATTTGTCGTTTTAAATTTGACGTGAAGATGTGTTGTTCAAAATCATTTAAGTCATGGAAATCTTTGCGATCGCTTGATAAGTCAACTTCTTCTGGTCTCCAAAAGAAACCTAATTGTTTATCTGTAATCTTCTCAAACTGCGGGTATCTAACTGTATCATATCTTGCTATATCTACTGATTCTCCAAAAAACATAGGAGATTCAAGGTGGCTCTTCGTTTTTAATTTAAATACTGATGACATTTACCATTTTCCTAAAGGACAATTAGATGAAGGTGCTATAATCTTAAACAAGATCACGCACCCGCATGCTTTACAACGTTCTATTTTTAATAGATCTGTTTTCTTAGGACACTTAGAACAGATCTCATATCTCTTTGCAACTAGTTCTTTTATATTTTGCATGAATCACAGTCATCTTCGCCTTCAACAGGTTCTGATAGCTGTGCTTCTATTGCTTTGAATTCTTTTTCATGAAGTTCACCAGCACCATCGTAGGTGTTGAAGTAATATAGTTGTTTACCACCATACTTATAAAACATAACTAGGTGTTTAATCATGTCAGCCATTGAGACCTTATGATCTTCATAATTTTCTGGGTTATATGATGTATTGACAGAAATACCCATGTCGATGTACTTCTGGAGTATTGCACAAATCTTTAAGTAACCTTCTGGAGATTTGTGATCCCACAATAAGTCGTATTGATTTTTTAATTTGTAAAAACCGGGAACGACTTGAGCCATCACGCCGTCTTTAGATTGCTTAAACGAAACTAAAGCACGTGGTGGCTCGATACCATTTGTTGAGTTACTAATTTGAGCAGAAGTTTCTGCAGGCATTAATGCCATCAGTGTTGAGTTACGAATACCGTATGTGCGTAGATCGTTTCGCAATGTTTCCCAATCTAATCTTTCACTATGTGGTACTAACTCATCTACTTCTTTCTTATATGTATCATTTGGAGTTTTTCCAAGTGAGTACTTAGTCTCATGATTTTTAGGACATGCACCTTTTTCTTTAGCTAAATCATTAGATGCTTTGATCAAGTAATATGACCATGCTTCTGTGTATTCATCTATAGTTGCGAGTGCTGCGTCGTCGTATTTAAGTCCTCGTTTTGCGAGGAAGTACGCGAGGTTGATGATGCCGACACCAAGAGGACGGCGATCTTTGGTTGATCTTTCTGCTGCCAAGACTGGATATTGTTGGTAGTCGAGGAGGTTGTCGAGAGCTCTGACTGTAAGCTCGCAATACTTTTCAAATTCTTTCGGGTCGTTGATGAGGCCCCAATTGATGGCCGACAAAGTGCACAGACTGATTTCTCCATTAGTATCCTCCGGTGATGTTAAAGGTTTAGTAGGTAAATCGATTTCGCAACACAGATTAGACATCCTTATAGGTGCATGTTCTGGTAAGAATGCTCCATGACTATTAGCATGGTCAACGTTCATCAAATAAATTCTTCCAGTGTCTTTACGTTCTGTCATGAACTGTGTAAAGACTTCCATAGCTGGAAGTACTTTCTTGCGAATACCTTCTTTAGCCTCATAATAGGCATATAACTCTTTAAACTTGTCCTGATCTGCATAGAATGCTTCATATAAATCAGGAACTTCATCAGGGGAAAACAATGTGATGTTACCACCAGTCAATAAACGTTCATACATCGTCTTATTAAACTGGAAGCAATAATCCATATGGCGAACTCGTGTTTCTTCTGTACCTTTATTATTCTTTAGTACAATCAAATTCTCAAATTCAAGATGCCATACTGGAAGATAAATTGTTGCAGCTCCACCACGTACACCGCCTTGTGAACATGATTTTACTGCAGCTTGAAAATATTTTAGGAAAGGGATAAGCCCCGTGTGAATAACGGAACCATCACCAATACGACTGCCGATAGCACGAATGCTGCCAGCACCGATCCCAATGCCAGCCTTTTTAGAAATGTATCTGACAATGGAAGTTGCCGACGAATTGATCGAGTCCAAAGAATCACCAGACTCAATAAGCACACAGCTTGAAAACTGACGAGTAGGCGTACGAACTCCAGCCATGATTGGGGTAGGTAAGCTAATATAAAATTGAGAAATTGCATCGTAATACTCCTTAACATACTTCATGCGCTGCTCTTTAGGATAGCTCATGAATAAGTTCATTGAGATTAGCATGTACAATATCTGCGGTGTTTCATATGGAACTTTGGTGATACGATCTTGAACTAGATACTTACCACGAAACTGTTCCATCCCGACATATGTAAAATCATTGTCTCTATCATGTTTGATATACTTATCTAACTGATCAAATTCCCATTCTGAATACTCAGTGAGAACTTGTCCGTCATACACACCACGCATTACGTTTTGTGTAGTAAGAGAGATCAACGACCAAGGTTCATATTGGTTGTACACTTGCTTACGCAACTTGTAGTTCACAAGTCGTGCAGCCACTGATTGATAATTAGGTGTATGTTCACTAATAAGTTCAGCAGCGGACTTAATCAGCAGTTCATGGATGTCTGCTGTTGCCATACCATCATTGATTTGAATGTTTGCTTTTAATTCAATCTCGCTGATGGAAATACCATTAATACCTTCTGTTGCCCATTCTAAAACTTTATGAATCTTGTTTACATCGAACGGTTCTCGCTGACCATTTCTTTTTGTAATATTCTTGTTATGCATGTATTGTTTCAAAGCTCCATATCAGTCAATAGAAGAGTATATTATACCACGCCGACTATGTTTTGTACATAGCTAGCTAAAAATATTTTACTACGGGTGAGTGACTACGGGTTAAGCTTTTTCTGCTCTGCGACCCACTCTTGAAGAGCCTTTAATTGCTCTCTTATTTCCCAGCAGGTTCCGTAGTTTTGGACGATTGTTGTTGTGGCTCCAGAGAGTTTAACTTCGCTGGCTCCCGCATTAGAAGCTCGGGTGGGGTCGGGAAGCTCGTTTTTTGCGGCAGCATCGTGGAGCACGACGAAAGAATTAGGCAACTCGCACTTAGCATCAGACTCTTTATTAACGTATTTGACAATTTCGTTTCCTTTTTCTTTAACAACTTGTATCCTATCTATATATTTAGTTACGACTTTCGTCGAGACTTTTTCTGACTTAGCTTTTAATTCTGCAATCTCTGCATTAGTCTTAGCTACTTTTAATTGCCATGCTGCTTCATTGGCCAATCCACCACATAAAAATACACTTAAAAGTAATGCAACGAATGATAATAATTGAATCGGTAGTGCATACTTACCTATGAATGGTATGACTTTAAAAAATGTTGCTGCAACTAAAGCAATAAAACTGGCTAGTGCAAGTCCATAAAAAATCCAGTCAGGTACAAATGATAGTAGCCACATGTGGTTAATCCTTTATTCTAAAAATTCTAGTGTTGGTTTTCTTTTATACTTACTAAACACACCGTACAATGTTTTTAATGGACATCGCGCTTGGTAATGTTTAGCTCCTGTGGCTGAAGCTAAGATATCTTTTAAACCCTCTGTCAATTTAACTTCTTTTATTTTAACTATATCAGTAGGATCTTTAGTTACAAAGGTGAGATAAAATAATGGATCGCCACGTTTAATTATAATCTCTTGCCTTCTTTGTTTCAGCTGTATGGCAAAATCTACTGGTCTCCACCAATCGCTGATCTTAAATCTTCCTGGTATTACTCTAAAATCATGGTGCGTTTCTTCAAACCATGGAGCAGTCATTGTCATTTCAACATCTTTATTTTCGGTAACAAATATCTGATGATAGTTTATAGACATAATTGGTTGGTCTGTATCAGAGTATTCACCAGCTCTCATATGAAAGAAGTCAAATGGTTGTACATTTGGTTGTACAAATTCAATTGTCCGTTTATCTGCATCAACTATGAAATGTGCATTGAACGGAGACCTTACTACGAATGTATTTCTTGTAAGATCTTTATTAGCAGGGCATAATTTGTATTTATGATTTCCGCTTTTTATATGAGTATCATATAAACTAATTGGTTTCTCAGCAAAAAATGCCAAACCTTTTTGGTAATCTGTCTCTAAATATGGAGCCCAACCTACAACAATCCTACTCATTATGCATACTCCAACCAACCTGTCATGATGTATTTATCTTGTCCACTTAATACTGGATTGCCTCTATGTACATGAGTGAAATATGCTGGGAATATAATAACCTTTCCTGTTTCAGGCTTAACTCGAATGGCTTGATGCAGAAATTCTGTTTCTCCACCCTCATCTATATCATTTAAGTAAACGATGTATGCCATCACCCTTCTCATATTTGAAACACCACTATTTTCTATGTGAAAGTTGTGATAACCTCCTCCATCTTTAGCATCATATTTTTGTATTTGCCATGCTGTAACGTCGTGTTTACTTAGATACTGATTTATCTGCCAGTATTCTTGCATGTATAAATTATAACATGCCTGTAAATGTGTGTTACATTCATATAGAAGATCTTTATACCAATGATATACTCCAAGTTCTACATCTCTACTATTTTTAGCAGCTTTGTTTACCTCTGCGGGTTTATCTACTCCACCAACTCTTCCTTGTACGGATTTACCCATCTTATCTAACTCTTCATAAGCTTCGATAATTTTTTTACAAGTATCTTTAGGGAAACCAGTTGGTATCATCCCTACAAAATCTTTAAATTGTGGTTCATCTGATTTAAAAAACTTCATGCTAAAAATCCTTTAATAGTCACAGTAAATCTAGGTACATTACATAGATTAGAAGGAGCTCTTGCAGTATGAGGTATAGTAGAATTAAATAGTACTGCTCTACCTCCTCGCGGCAATACAGATTGCTTTACTTCTAACAGATCATCTGAAAAAAACTGTGTTTCTCCTGCCCAATCTAGTTGCCACTGTGGGTTTGCATACATTATGAATGTGATAGCATTACTTTCTCTATCATCTGTATGTACTGCAGTAGGAGTATAGGGGAAATAGACGTTGATATAAGATCTGTCTATCTTAACATCTTTGTTATAGTGTTTCTTAACCAATGATGCAAATGCTTTATCAAGACCTATCATCGTTAATTCTTCATATGTTAAGTTGCATATAAACCTAGAAAGGTTATGTTCACTAACTGAAGAAGCAGAATGACCAAAGGAAAACTTACTATTCTTACAAAAAGAAAATAAAGCTTCTTGATTACTATAGTCAATTACATTATCTACTACGTATATTTTTTCCGTTTTTGATATACGACCAAACATATTGAAGTCTTTCACAAATGGTTAATTTAATTTCAGTTCTATATGGTTCTATAGGAAACTGTACGTCATAAGGACTATCATATTTTTCAGGTAAATCTCTTAACTCTTGTCTGTATTTACCATATCTCTTTTGCATAACCTTGTCTGGAAAATCTAGTAGTTGTGTATAGTCCGAAAGATTTAATGCAGTGTTTCTAATATTCCTTACACCATTCCACGCTACCTGTAAATTTTTAGGATGATTTGGATCTTGTGATTCTGGCTTTTTAAATGTTCTAGCAGCAGGATCAAACTCATCTAATATTTCTGGCTTAGGATAGTAATCAGTAACATCGTGGTAGTAGATTCCCGCATGTCCATACGGTGCAGTAGGTGCTTCAAATACGTATCTAACTATTCCAACATGGATCTCAGCCCAAGTTTTTAAATTATCCATTTCTAATAAAAATCCTCTGATTTATTGTCCAACGAACTATTCCAAGTTCATCTGTTTTTATTTGAG